GCTTCTTACTATTGATGATACTACCTAAAGCCATTTCTAACCTGTCCTCTTTTTTAATACCATGTGGTGGTCTTACTCCTTTGTTAATACCAGGTAGTAATCTTTTTTCTTTACGTGCCATACGTTCTACCATATCACGCACCATTTCTTGTGCACCTACTGTTTCTACAGCACATCTACGTATTGGTGAGTATTTCTTAGCCATCTTTAATATTTCTTCTGGCATATCAAACGCTGGTATCTTATCGTGGTAATAATCTATAACATATCTGTTTTTATCTGCATCCATACCCATTACTACAATAACTTGATAGTCAGAGGTACTAGATGCTGTGTGTGCTAAGTCAACACCCATGTAAGTATAAATTGGTATCATTTCTTTATCGTCTTTTAAATAAGTAAACTGTCCATCTGTGTGAAACTCATAATTATGGTAATTTATATTATCCATCTTAAAAGAAGCTGAAGCAGCATCTCTAGCATCGTTTAAATATTCTTGAGCAAACTTATCTACTTTACCTGCCTCTATGTATTCTTTTCTTTTTTGATTTAACTTAGATAATGGAAACTGCTCTTCCCATGCTGGTTTACCGTCTTCTATAGCACGAATAAATGTTACATCCCATGGATATTTCTTTTTAGCTTTTTCTGAATCTTGCCAACCATCTACAATGTTTTGTAAGAATGCATCATAGTGTACAATAGTACCAGATAGCCATATCCATCCTTCTTTACCAGGACTTTCTTCTAGTGATGGATATACTGTAGATACAATCCATTGTTTAATCTCATCTCTACGTATAGCAGTCTTTGTATTTAACTCTGACTCAAAGTCATCCAGTATGATACCTGTATAACGTGTATCTACCTCAGCACGACCTCTAAGACGCTGTGAAGTACCTTTTGCTATAATACGATGTCCTTTTGTTGTAATTAAGTCTTTTTCTGTCCATCTCTTACCAACGTCACCTCCACACAGATTACCAAAGTAATATCTAATAGCTTGATTTGTTTCTAAATGTGAACGTATATACTTCACGTGGTCAATAGACTGACCTTGTTCCTCAGCTACCCAAGCCATAAACATAGATTGGTCTTCTGGTGTAAAGCACAGCTTATGCATGATTGCTGCCTTCATTAATACTGATTTTCCAAAACCTCTTGGAAGCACATTACAAATACGTGCTCCAGGTTTTGTACTAATTAATTTTTTACCTAAAGTATGGTGAAAAGGAGGAGAAGCTGATTTGTGTAAAAAATCATTTGGTAAAAACAACTTACCAAACAGTATTAAATCTTTAGATGCTTTATGTAACAGCACCTCCTTATCAGATAAACTAAGCTTTTCCATTATTTTCTATAAATTCCTTACTAAACCCTATCAAGTCCATATCTTCATCATACATACAAAGACACGCACAATCAACAGTAATGTACTTATCCATAGGGATATTCATGATAGTATTTAACAAAAAGTCACTATACGTTATCGGCGACTTCTGTATCTTCACTTTCCTCTCGCACATCTGGCAGTTGAGGTATTTCTCTTTCTTGGCTTGCGATTTGTTTGACATCTTTCCCTTCCAATGCTGCTAGTTGTTCAGGGCTAAAACCCTTAAACAATGCGATAGATTCAGTTTTTTGTTCTTTCTTACCTAGTAACCCAGATATTTCCATTAGCATCTTTAGCGACGAAATCTTATCGCTATCTCTTGCTTCAACATTATCTACAATCTCTTTTGTCTTTAATAGTAGATATTCTGGCGTAATCTCTGTCTTATCTAGTATTTTCTGTATTTCTTTATCAATCAAGGTTTGTATCCTTTCTGTTTTTAACAACATACTACTTTGCTCTTTGATATACTGCTCAGACTTTGCTTTAGGGTAAGCTCGTTTAAACGACTCTATCACCCCATCGCCTTTGGCAACATATCTAGCAAATAGAAATTCTTGCTTTGTTGGCTTGACACGTTCTTTAAATACAGTATTAGAGTTCTTCCCACTAAACTTGTATATGCTTTCACGCATTTCGCCTTCCATTTTTATGGTAGGAGCACAGTTAAACATTCCAATCGCAGTGCGTACATAGCGTTCGTTGTTGATTACCCCACGTTCTAACACCTCACAAACCTGCCCATCATCTGTTAAGGTCCATGAACTAACTGGAGCGTTTCGCCAATCTTCTAGTACGTCTTGTAATGGCATAGCCTGCCTAAGCTCATTGATATTGTCGTATACAATGTGCTCCTGACCTTTTATAGTTCTTTTCTTCATTTACGGTGTACGATGTATTCTGGGTCTTTATCACTTAAACGCACTTCTACCCATCCTTTTGTTTGTGGTTCAAACATAGCATAGCGTGCATATTCAGCATATCCTATAAAAGAACCCCCACGCACGAACCATTGTCTTCTTACTTCTTCGCTATCTTGCATAATTTCAAAAGAATCTACTGGTTTTGCGTATAATTGGTGGTTATGCCCCAAATAATACATATCAGCGTCAGGAAATATGTTTCTAAGCCTTGTTAGCTCCATATCTCCGTTTTTTGCACCACTTTTTCCATGTCCACTTGCAAATGTGAAGCGATTATGCTTGTAATTAATCACTGCATACCCTGGAAATGGATAATATGGTACTTCAAGGTCGTCACATAGCACACGAATTATGTCAATTCCTGCTAATCTAACAGAACGTAGCGTATCATGATTCCCTCCACGTAAAAATACACACTTATTCATGATAGGTCGTATCATTTGTACAAATTGAGCGTATTGTTCGTTGTTATCAAACAACTGGTCACCTTCTGGTATGTGATAATTAGGTGGAATAAACTCTAACATATCACCATTTCCGAACCAAAGTGCATTTGGGTCTTCATCTATCATCTGTACTGCTTTTAAAAACAGACTTCTATCAAAGACTTTGCTACCTACGTGTATGTCAGTAAGACAATGTAGGTTTACTTTAGCTTTTTTTGTATTGTGTTCTAATATTTTACCTGGATTAATCATTCTGTTCTCCGTTTTCTGAGTCATATTGTTTACTGTACATAGTATAACTCAATAATATTATACTATAATTTATCAAATCAAGCATTGTGTCTTCTACCTTTTCTTCATCTACAGCTCTTTCTCCATTTCTCTTCAAAAGATTAGAGATTCTAGCTATTTTATCAGAGATACGAACAAGAATGCCAGTCGGTGCATCACAAATCTTTAATGCTTCTACCATTTCAAAGTTAGAAAATGGTTCTTTTATTTGTGCATAGTCTATATTCTTGTCATCGCATAGTGCTTTTGCTTTTTTAATGATTGCATCGTAATTAGGAATCATATTTTCCTCCTGCTTTTTTCCATAAATATTCACCAAAACCTAGTTGGTACAAACTATTAGCTAGTACTTGTACTTGTGTTTCAGTCATGTCTAAACTAGTTCCGTGTGTAATACCATGTAATACTTCATGTATTAATACTTCTAATAGTTTACTGTCTTTCATTTCGTGTTCTAGTACTATTTCACAGTTACGCATAGAAATAGCACCCAGTATTTCTGATTCATCTGAACCTAGGTCTACTTTAGCACCAGATATAAAACGAATGGTATACTCGTGACCGTTTATAGGTAGCTTCATTGTTTTATTTTTTATCTTCTTTAGTTTTTTCAACTTTAGCTCCCTTTATTTCGTCTTGTAAAAATTTATTAAATTTATCTGTATCTTTTTTCATTTTAATATATTTATTAATGACTGATTCTATTAACATTGTTTTCTCATGTAGTTTAAATATTTCCTGTCTAATGAGGGCTATGTGATATAGAATATCTTTTTTAGTTGGTTTTTTTGGTTTTTTTATTGGCATCCTTTTTATCCTTTCTAAAGATTTTATCCCAGCGTTCTTCGTATTGTTTTCTAGATATAGATGTAGGTCTTGGTTTATCGCCCTTACCTGCTCCATTTGGTCCTTTGAACATATTAAAGCTTAATAGTATAGATTAGAAAAAGTCAAGAAA